TATTGCGCCACCGAAGCGGTCGATGGAGAGACCGTCGACCTCCACGCCGTCGTTGCCCGCTCCGGCAGTGATGGTCGGCTCGCTGTGCAGCGCTTCTGCTTCGATCAGAGAGAAGATGTCTCGAAGTCCCTTCATGGCTTTCCCTTCCCCCTATACCCAGTCCACGTCCGAGAGGACCGCGACGCTGGCGTCGTGGCGCATCCCGAAGTCGTGACGACTGATGGCTCGGATCACGGTCTCGTCGCGAGAGAACGAAGACACGACCGCCGACGACGCGCTGTCGAAGTAGGCCGCGTTCGGGCTCGCGTCAATCACGATTTCCGAGGCTTCCGCGATGACGGCGTCCACGAAATCGGTCATGTAGATCTCCGACTCGGCGGTGCCGGTCACGGCGAGGTTGATGGGGATCTGCGTCGTGGTTGCGAACGGGAATCCCCAGAGGTTCCCGGCGAGCATCTCCTCGCGGAACGCGAAGTTGCCGTTTCCGTCTCGGATGGTCATCAGGAAGTGCTTGGTGCGCGGAGCCATCAACCAGCCCGGTCGAATCATCCGCACGTCCGCGTTCTCCAGCGCCAGCACCAGCGTCCCCAGATCGACGGTGATGTTGGCGAGGTTGACCGTGGCATTCACGGTCAAGACGTTCGCGGCCGGTGCCCAGTTCCGAAGGCCCTTCGGAGTACCGGTCAAGCCGTCGCCGCGAATGAACGCGAGGTCTTCGCGCAGCGCCATCGCCGAAACGATGTCGTCACGAACGACGGCATCCGCGTTCGGACTCACGGTCGAGAAGCGGAGCAAGTCGTTGCTGATCGGAACCAGCGCGGCCAACTTCTTCCAGACCAGATCGAGCATCCCGGTCGTCTGTTGGGACGACCCGATGTTCTGACCTTCGCCCGTGTACGCGGCGGTTGCGCCACCCGTGAGCTTCGGGATCGACAGCGCGCCCTGATCCATCGGGAGCGTGGTCGGGTTCATCCTGCGAACGACTGACATCGGTCGCAGAAGCTCGATCACCTCTGCCGAGAACTCGGGCGCGACGAGGAAGCCGCCAGCATCCGCTTGCCCTGCGGAGAGCGCCTTCACGGCCATGTCTTCCGCGCCGAACATCTTCGTTGCGTAGACAATCGCCTTCTCGTGATCTCCCTTCGCCATTGCGAGCAACCGCACCATTCGCCCAACGGCCGCGGATTTCGCCTTTCGGTCTTCGCCATCGCCGCGGCCGTGGCCGCGCATGATGTCGTTGAAGCGCGTCGTCTGTTGCTCCTTCAGACGCGCTTCGAGCGGTTCGAGCGCCTTCTTGAGCCGTTCCTCGACCATCGCTGCGAGGTCTACATTCGCCCCCTTCAGCATGGACAAGAACAGCTCTTGCGCTTTCTCTCTCGTGATTTGTTTTGCCACGAGAACCCTCCCTATGGTTGCAAGACGTTTTCGATCGCGGCCTTAACGCCTTCGTCGATGCTCTCGGGAAGGATCTTTTGTTCGAAGAAGTCACGTAGGCCGCACCGTGCCCCATCTTCGCCGACGACTTCAATGCCCTCGAAATCGATCGGTCCGTCCGGATCCTGACTCGCATCCGGGTCTTTCGCAAGCGTGGCTTCCACGTCCACGCCGGAAGTCTCGAGCAGCTCGATCAGATCATCCGATAGCTCGAACGTCTCGTCGTCGCTCTCCGCCCCGCGCTCGTGTGCCCGCTTTGCCGCGTCGATCACGACGTCGGGTGCGCCGGCAGCGCGGAGCGAGACGAGCCATGCGGGATCGGCGTCGTCTTCGAGGTCGGCCTCGGTGATCTCGATCAGCAGGCCGTCTTTGTGCTTGACCTTGAAGCCGCACTCGCACTCGATCGCCTTGTCCTCGTCGGTCTCGACGAGCAGGACTTGGATATCGACGCCGCAAGCGGGGCACGGAAGGAGGACCAGCTTCGTCTCCGGCTCGGCCTCTGCCGCCTTGCCGAGTAGCGACTGATAGTCCGACGGGCTGAAGTGGAGGTCGACGTCGAAGGTCTTGCCGTCCCAGCCTTTGAGTCCGTCGAGAGGCGCGAGCTGCTCCGGCGTACCGTCGAGCGTGAGGCTCCCGGCTTCGAGCGTGATCCCGTCGCTCGCGATCGCCCCGGTGTTGGAGCTAAAGGTCTCGATCGCTTCGGCCACGCTCTCTGCGAGGTCCGGCGTCAACGTCTTCACGAACAGGGTCGCCGCGAGCTTCTCCATCTCTCCTCCCTTCGGCACCTGGGCCGACGTTCGCTGCTTCGGATCCGCCTGCGCGCGGATTGCTCGCACCATCGACTTCGGAAGCCAGAAGCTCTGGCTCTTGTGGGCCTTCCAGCCCTCCAAGATCTCCTCCGTCCAGTCGTACAGCGGGCCGGTGTCGATCGACTTCGAGCGCGCTTCGGCCAGGGCCTCGGGATTCGAGGGGACCGGCACGAGCGAATACTCGATAAGCTCCTGCTCCAAGAAGTCGATCCCCCACGGGCGATCCAGGTCGTCTTCCACGAAGTCGTAGTCGGTGGCGATGAAGCCGACGGAGGTTGCGTGCATGAAGCCGCTGGCGTAGAGGCCGTAGAGCGTGTCGGCAAGCGGAACGACTCCCTGCGGCGTGAACTCCATCAGGCTCTTGAGCTTCTTGTTGGCGATGAACTCCGACAGCGAATTGCCCACGACGGGCGCTTCGTTGTTCCAGTAGTTATGCCCGAACAGGACGACGGGATTCTTTCGGTAGTTCTTGAGATCCCAGCCGTCGATGGCGACGGTGTCCGTGTCGCGATCGATCGCCTGACTGGAAATCGCAAAGAGCATCTGGCGCGTCTCGTCGCCGCCCGGCGAACGGACTACCGCCGCCTCGGCATTGAACCCGACGTGGATGCCGACTCGATCCTTCTCACCAATCGAGCCGTCCTTCATTCCCTCGCGGAATTTCCGTGCTGACATCCACCGGATCGCGTCGCTCATGTGACCCCCTTTAGAGCTGCCACGACGGCGCTCTCTTGGCGTTTGAACGCGGCATCGAGGCCATCGATTGCAAGCTGCTCGAACGGCTCGCGCATCGTCTCGAAGGTCTTCCACGCATCCTCTCGCTTCTCCTCCGTGTCGAAGAGAGTGCGCGCCTCTCCGTCCACGTATCCCGCGGGCATGACGACGCAGCGGCAGTTGGCATCTTCGGCAGAGGTCCCGAGGGCTCCTGGGTGAGGTCCTGAGGCACCGCTGGTCGAGACGAAATCCTGAGAGGCAGGGATCGGGTCCTGCAGATCAAGCGAGACGTGGGTGTCTCGAACAACGCCGTCCCTCTCCGATACCCAATCCTTCAGGGGGATTCCGGCTTGGGTGAAACCGGCCACGGTCCCGAAGTTGGCCGACTGGACCGTACCGCTGCGGCCGATCGTAGCAGAGCGAGATTCGCGGGCACGGGCGAATACTGAGCGAACAGCCTCCACGATTGCGCCTAGCGTGAGGCCCTGCAGGACGCCGTCTCGAATCACGCGCTCGATCGTGTCCTTGGTCGTGTCGCTCACGGCCTGGAGCTCCGTGCGATAGCCGTTGAGTAGGTATTCCGCCACGGCCGGATCGGTGGGATCGAACACCGTGGACAGCTCCGATTGCGTGAGGACGTCGTCTCCGAACGCGAGGACGGTCGCGGCCAGCACGGGCCGCATCTCGTCCTCGATCTCCTGCGGATCCACGGCGTCCCGAGCGGCGCGGGCGAGGACGTTCGCGCGCTCCTCGTCCTCGGCGTCGTCCTCTTGCTTGACGAGACGCGCTTTTTGCAGCGCGCGGATCGCGTTGACCATCGCCTTGTCGAGATCGACTGCTTCGTCCGAGTCGGGCGGCGGCTTAGGTGTTCCGATGATCTCTCTGGCCGTTTCCTCGCCGATGCCGAACGCGACGCTCATCAGCGCCACGGCCGACTCGATCGAGAGCTGGCCTTCCGCGACCCGGACGATCAAGTCGAGGATCGCCGTCACTTGCGCGCCGTTGAGCACGTTCGAGCCCGTGATCGCCGCGGCCGGAGTGTGGTTTTTGCGTGGAAAACTCTTTGCGTCCCCCTGGGTTTGGGGCACGCTGTTGGTGCTGTCGCTCACGGCGGTGCACG